CAGGAGTGAACAGCGCTTCAAAGGAGGTATAGTCGGAACTATAGTAGGTCCCCCCCTCGCGGTACAATAAATCGTGGATATACTGAGGCCTATCCACTACGGGTATATGTTTGATGAAATGGTGGTCTTGGTAGAGCTGTTCCTCTATAAGCTTAAAAATTGGACCTGCATAACACTTGAACTCATCTGTCCTTGAATTAATAGCTCTGGCATGTTTGAACTCCATGTACCATTCATCTTTCATAAACGACTCACACCGGTGATATCGCTCATCTTTAACGTCTTCCACCTCCGCCCATTTGACGCGCAGTTCTTCCTTGCGCCAGAGGGGGTAAGACGTTGCCTCCAACCAACTCTCAAAGCTGGTGTCGCTGTCGGGCGACAATGGGATTAAATTCTTCTGAACCCAATTGGAGACAAATCCCTTAAGCCGACTCAATAAAGCGGTTTCCGCGTCAGGAGGTCGACAAGCAAATCTCTTCACTACTCCTGCCACGGTGGTCCAGGGATCCTGTGGGTCTGGGTGTGGGCAGCAATGTCCATCTACAGCAATTCCGATGTCAACTGCAATCGGAGGGCGAACACTAAGGTCAACCTCTCTCGGCAGTATTATACAAGCGGTTTGCTTTATCGGACCAAGCTTAGCCAACTTAACCTCACCCCAACGATACCCATAGGCCATCCGCTTCAAAGGTCGGCCCTGGGAAAAGGACCTGCAACGTCAGTCGCCTCTTTCATCTTCTTATACAGGGCATAAACAAGGATAGAAGATTCTTGTACGACATTTACGTTCTGCAGACTGAGATACCTATCAAAATTAACAGTCTGCAAAGAGCGCGCAGCAGCATTAATGCGCTCCCAGGTCACAAAGTCTGTAGCGTTAAGGTTCATGTTGCGGGAAGTAGACAACTGAGCCACGATCTCCAAGCTAACTCTCAGCACGGGTCGCGCCATAAGGCCAGAACGATACACCGCCTCATCACAAGCTGCACGCACTCGGTCACCCTGCAGGATCTCGATTTCCGCGTACAACGGTTCCTCGTGCTTCATCTCAAGCTGCGAGGCAGAGTCAGGTCGGCGATCTTCATGTGGATGGTGAATCCACCGCCTGAAAC